CAGTCAATTATTCTGTTTGCTGTGTCTCTATTGTTTGTATTAGCTTCGTCAAGAATGTAACCGTATATACCCTCCTCAATTATTTCGCTTATTGGGAACAACTCCCTTATCTTGTCTATGCCTTTTGATATAGCTGTGACAAGTGGCATAGCATTATGCCCAGTTAGTGGGAAGTTGTATTCGGTTTCTTCATCGTCTTTAAGCTTTTGTACGAATATCTGTTGTAGTGGTCTGTCAAATCCAATTACTAATTGGTACGCGAACTTGTCATTATATATTATGTGTCTACTCATCAGTTTGTGTCCTTATTTAAGGTGCTTCCGACGTATCCAGCAGCAGTGTGGACCAAAGTAAACTCTATACGTATTGAACATCTCCTTTGTACCACGAAACCCAATCAATGGCACACACGCTATCTACCATAATACAGCACAAGTATACCCAGGAACGGGTGGAAACTCTTGCGATTTACGCCATAGTCACCTTACGTTCTGTACAAGTACATCTAAGACTGTGCGTGTATGTGCAAGGTGTAAGTCATTAATGTACTTGGATTATGCCTATGGTCAAACTGAAGTAGTATCCAATTTGTTTAAGCATTTTTCCTCCCAGTGTAGATAACCATATTGCCATTACAACCCATGTATGATGGGCAACCCTCTTCTGATACAACACCATAACCATCATCCGCTTCTTCAGCTTCTTCTCTAGTAACTATTTCTATTCTTCCACAGGTGTCGCACATAATATCTACATAATCCTGCAGGTATTTATGTATTTCTTCTGTAATCTTATTCATGTCACTCTCCTATGTAAGGATTACGTTTTAGCTTGGCTATGAGTGTGAGTGAGGATGGGCTGCAACACTCCACACTTTGTCACTAAGTTCACAACATTGGTGCATGTGTATGCGAAGATCCAAAGGCTTAGGACTAAGTACTCGATCTTGCTAACACTGAATGCTAGGTCTGACCCTTGCAAGTTAAGCCTCCAGTCAGGGATGATTTGGCTCGTCGAAGAAAAAAGAACTGGGAGACTGAGCTTGTATGCCCAATCTCCCATCGTTTATGCTAGAACTGGCATGTGCTCTGATCAATGTCGTTGATGATAGTCCACATGTCCTTGCCTTCTCCGTCTTGGAAGGGGAACCACTTGCTCACGCCTTTCGCCTCTTGATCGACGCAATACTTTATGAACCGTTTGACTGCGTTGTTCGCCTTCTGCCTTGTCTCGAATGTGGCAGTGCGTTGACGAGTTACTCCATTGGCGTGGTGTACTCGATATGTATAGGCTTTGACTTCTTTCTCGATGGTGTTCTTGACGGTGGGAACAACTTCGATATTCATTTGAACTGGATTGATAGTCATTTCATTCTCCAATATGTAAAATGTTAAACTTAAACTCAACAGACTTCTAGATAAGTTTTAGTTTCGAACTCACCTTGTACTCTAGCGGCCCGTTTGTGCTCACCCGTAGGTTGCCGGCCTGGTACGGAGTTCTTTGTTCTTCGAGGTTCTCTACGTTCGTTTATATGGCTGACCTCGTTGACACGGCCAGACGGACTATACGAAACATTGTCAAGAGTCTTCACGGAGGTCTCTCTCTATTTTGGAGCGGAAGACCTCTTGATTAGGTTTCGTTTGTCCGTAGGGTTGTGACAATGAGGTCAGACCATTTAGCGAACGTGAACGTCGGAGAGCATTAGTACTCCGCAGCAGGACGTGTTGCCGAGGGTGAGTTCGGACGGGCCACTAGAGTGCGAGGTTAGTTTGAAACTTCTCTAGGTGTCTGCCCTCCTCTACTACGGCTATGATGTATGAAGAATACCCCCCGCCATTCCAAAAGTGGGGTTATAGACTATTGCGTTCGTCATTGAATCAGATCAGCCTTCCCCCATTTACGAGTAGAGGGATAATGTGTGTCGAATCATGCTTAATTGACACAAGATGTAGCGTTGTCGGGCAACTGCGTTGCCCGTATTTAGTGGCTTGACTTCTTCGACTCAATGTGTAAAATCAATCAACCGCGTAGCGCAAAGAAGGGGGTACGTAATATCATAGTGTGTGTCGTATGCGGGACATTTATGTCGTTTAGCAAAACAATGGACTAAGAGCGATGGCAAACTATAGTGGACTATTCGATGGGCAGCATGGGGATGCCTATGAACTGTTAAGTGGACACTCTCCAAACCGTTACCACTTAATGCGTCTTCTTCGGAAGCGCGGAATGCGTGAATACAGAGAAGTCATGACTACATTGTTAGAAGATGTCTCTGGAAATGAATCAAGTACTGCTAGTGCAACTGTGAGTGTTGTAGAGGCTACTGCTAATACAAGCTCTAACGTACAAGGCGGTTCACGTACTATTACTACTCAACAACTTATCGGTGCACAACAGAACTCCGACAAAGATGATGCAGCTCCTACTAGTCGTGCAGTTGCAGCAGCGGATACCACAAAGTTCCAAGAAGAATGGAGCGATGCGGGTGACGATCGGATTCGCGCACCAAGTAATGGTAGTGGTACTATAACATATCCTGCTGATGCTGCTGGTAATGGTGGCGGTGGTAAATTTGGTGAAGGAAGCTAAAGATGCCAAGTCATTATGATCAATATACAGAAGCTAACCCTGAAACTGGTTACGAGGACGTTGAAAAACCTAGAGTTCCTTCATATGACTTAGTGGACTTAATGAGTCTTATAGGAGGAAGTGCAAGTCCAACTCAGCCTTCGGCAGTTGCACAACCAACAGATATTCTGACTGAGGAACAGTTTAATGCGGGTCAGGATGTCTTCGGGAATGGAGTTAGTCCTACAGGTATACAGTCAACAGTTCCACAAGATGATGCACAAGGCGGACCAACTCTTGAAGAGTATCTTGATTCTCTACTTCCATTGTATGATGAAGAGGAAGGTCTAGCACAACCACGTCCCTCTGCTCCCCCTGCTCCTGTTGTGAATAATACTCCGCGGAAGGGACCAGATGCAACTCTTCCTATTGCAACGAAAGAAGCACAGGCTGAAAGAGAACGTACTGGTGAACGTCCTAAGCGTTTCACTGCACGTACTCCTGGTCGTGTTGTTAGTGAAGGCCGTGGACTAGACATCTCTGAAGGTAAAGGCTCCAAGGATAATGCCTTAATGTCTCTTCTATTGTTACTAGCTGGAGCTAGTCCGATTGCTAGAAGCGCTCAAGGAATGGTTAAGGGCGTTCAAAGTGTCGCTTCTAATGTAGCAAACAGAGGTGTTCGTGCTGCTCAAGAATCGGCTAGAGCTGCGGCTGCTGGTGGTGGTCGTGCACAAAGTCTAATTGGTGCTGCTCAACCAAGACTCGCTGCTCCTGCACCTGATGCCGTTACTCCAGGGGCCCGTCCAATCAGTATGCCCACCACAAATCCTGGGCGTCCTATCACTCCGGGTCCAGCACGTTCCGGTACGACGGCCCAACCTTCATCGAGTAGAGTCGCAACAATGCCCGGTAGAACTAATCTGCATGGCTTGGATCAGAGAATTGTGCAACAGTTGCTAAAGAACATGCGTGAAGGCGGAATTACGCCGTAAGGAATAAGATAATGCCTGACTTCTTAGATAAACGTGAACCAACAACCAAACGGCAGCTTACTAGTCGAACAGGCGCACAAGTCATGGGGGGAGAACCCATGTCTACAGGAGAAGGAGATAAGTTGGAGGCTCTCATGGGCTTCTTGGGTCTTCTAGCAGGTGCAGCACCTGTGGGCCAAGCCTCTCGTGCTGCAATACCGTCAGGTAAACTAGCGAAGGATATGCTCTTACCAAATATCCACCAAGCTGATCGAACAAGACCATTGTTCGAATACTTCTTGAAGTCTCTGAGGGTGCCTGGGAATGCACCGTTTAGCCGATGAACCAACTTCTTCCTCAAGGTGGTGAACCACTTACATTAGCTGATGGGACTGTCATCAATCCTGAAGATGGCTGTCCTATCGCTGATGAAGAGACTTTACTTGTTCCTATTCCTAACTACGAACAACTACAGCGTAGTCATGTTGAGTCACATAAAAGTATAGCAGATCTACCTGCCCCGCCAGAACAAATGAACACTCTATCTGTTATAATGTGCTATAGTGCTTTCGGAGTGTCAACTAAAGACATCTCGACTATCACGGGATTGACAGAAGATCAGATCGGAACTATCAGAACTAGTGATGTCTACAATAAAGTGCAAGGTGAGTTCATTGAGTCTATAGTATTGGATGACGAAGATGGCGTCCGATCTTTCTTCAGGCTACAAGCTAAGAATGCTGCTGCGGTTATGGCGTCTTCGCTTAATAGCGATAATGAGGCAGCCCGCCAGGCTGCTAGTCGTGATATTCTTGACCGTGCTGGCCATCGTCCTAATGATGTCGTTGAGCATAGACATAAAGTTGAAGGCGGATTAAAGATAGAACATATTCGTAGAGAAGACGAGGATATACCGACGATAACAGTTGAACATAAAGAGGTAATGTAATGGCAACAGTTAGTGATCTAAGTGGTAATGGTGGTGGTCGCAGTGGATCAGGACCAGAGAACGAATACAATCGTGTAACTTCTACAGCTAGTGCGTTACATGGTACAACTACTCCATCCTTCGTTGGACAGAAAGGAACTGACACAACCAATGATCAGAATTGGATTGCACAACGCACTGATGTTAGTAGCTCTACTGCACTGGCAAATACTGATTGGGCTCGTATCGATTAATATAAGTGTTTCTTACTAATGTCCACATTCCGTTTATATGAAGACTCTCTACAAGAGAGATTTCTAAAGTCCACTGCCAAAGTACAAGTCTTTGGCGGTGGATTTGCTAATGGGAAAACTTCTGCTGCATGTATCAAAGCATTAGAGTTTGCCAAAGACTATCCAGGGTCTAATGGGTTGATTGCACGTTCTACATATCCAAAGCTTAACGATACAATCAGGAAGGAGTTTCTAAAGTGGTGCCCACAGACTTGGATAAAGAGTTTTCCAAAATCACAGAATGCATCGAACACCTGTACATTGACAAACGGAACGGAGATCAACTTCAGATACATTGCACAGCAGGGAAAGGGATCACAAGACAGTACTACATCCAATCTACTGTCTGCGACATACGATTGGATTATCGTGGATCAAATGGAAGACCCAGAGATCGTTCACAAAGACTTTCTGGATTTACTGGGAAGACTGAGAGGAATGACTCGATACGAAGGCATGGATTCGAAGATGCCCCGTACTGGGCCTCGACAATTCATACTTACTTGCAATCCGACCCGAGGCTGGGTATACAAGAAACTAGTTAAACCTTTACAAGACTTTGAAGCAAGGGGAATTATAAGTGATGATCTAATGTGTGAGATGGATGAGGATGGAAGCCTTGTCAGAGACGAAAACAACAGACCCATCCCAATCCTTGACCTCTTCGAAGGAAGCACATACGAAAACAAAGAAAACCTCGAAGCTGATTTCATACAAACGCTTGAATCTACTTATAGGGGCCAGATGCGGGACCGCTATCTACTTGGTAAATGGGCGGCGTATGAGGGTCTGGTTTATCCAAGTTGGGAAGAGGCGATACACGTTCTCAGTCACGACTCTATCTTGAACTACTTTCGTAACTTGAGACAAACACATAAAGACATCACAATACTTGAAGGGTATGATTACGGAATGGCAGTTCCTGCATGTTATATGTGGGGTTTTGCAGACTCTAGGGGTAATGTCTTTTTGGTTGACGGATGGTACGAGAAAGAGCTAAGTGTAGACAATCATATTGAGCTTATAAAAGCTCAACGAGCAGAGTATACATTGCCACAGGATGGTCATCTCCTATCAGACCCGGCCATATTCAGGAGAAGTTCAGGAAATAAGAATCTAGTGGGTAAGTCAATAAGCTCTATGTTCCTTGATGATGATATATTCTGTGTTAGAGGTAACAACGATATAGCTAATGGTATTGTTAAGGTATCTCAGTATCTACAGCCTATAGGTGGACACGAGAACCCAATACTTGGTACATATGGAAGTCCTCATCTATATGTATCGGATAAGCTGGAGTTCTTCATCGATGAAATCAACGATTACTACTGGAGAAAAGATACAACTGGCGATGTCATCGACAAGCCGAAAGATAAGAATGACCATGCGATGGATACAATCAAGTACATGTTATCGCACCGGCCAGAAGTGGCTGTCCTCGTTAAAAAACTAGCACCCAAAGACCTTGGTTGGCGTAAATGGGGTGAGCGCGATATACAAGATATAAGGAAGAAGGTAAGATATGGCAGACGATCCAACTCTACCGTCTGAAGTAGAACAGA